CTTGGCCAGCAGCGCCGGCCCGATTTCGCTCCAGGCGATCATGTCGAGGAAGGCTTTCAGGTTGGGGCTCATCCGAAGATCCTCCTGGTGCTGTCGCGGCGGCGGTCGAACAGGATGTACAGAGCGATACCCACCAGCACGCCGGTCCAGTAGGGGCTCGGAACTGGCTTATCGAACAGCGGGCCGAGCAGCACGCCCAGGGCGCCGGTGGTGAGCACGATCCAGGCGCAGCGCATGCCGTGGCGGGTGGCATGGCCCATCGCGTTGATAACGTGGAACAGGCCATGCAGGAGGATGATGGCGGCGGCCATCGTGTTGAGGAATGCCAGGGCGGTGCTCATGCGAGGCCCCCTTTCTTGCGGATCAGGTTGAAAATGGCCGGGATGGCGACTTGTGCGCACAGCCCGATCGCAGCTGCGGCCGCGATGCGGGCGTTGTCGCCGGTGCCGGCCAGCCAGGAGAAGTAGTTGACGGCCGCGACGCTCAGCACTGGGGCGAAGAAGCCTGCGGTCAGCGCCGATGCGATCACGGTGCCGGCGATGCGCGGAATGCTCATGGACGGCAGGTAGGAAAGCGAGACCAGGCCGCCGAAGAATCCGGCCAGCAAGGCGTCGTAGTGCACGCCCAGGATCGACCCGGAAAGCGTGATGGTGCCCGCGGCAATTGCGATGCCGGCGGTCGAGCTCGTAGGTTCAGCCATTGCGGCCCTGCCTTTCTTTGCGAAGTGAAAAAAGAGCCGCCGGTTGGCGGCTGTTGAGAGGGTGCTAAACTGGTCGGTACCACTACCACCGGAATAGCCATGAATGCCGACACCTTCTACGGGTTCGACCCAATCCAGCTGGGGGCCATGCTTGCCTTCGTCATCAACGCGTGGCTCTACGGCCGCAAGAAGTAGCCGTTATTGCTTCTCCATCGGCAACGTGAACAACAGCGACGGCGGAATCAGCGGTATGGTTCTACTCGGGGTGACCGGCGCCGCGCCAGGTGCGCCGAGCAGCGCGCGCGGAGCATTGAGGGCATTGCCGGCCTGCTGTCCGATCACGATGTTTTGCAGCGGATCGCCGATCGCGGCGCGGCCCAGCGGCACCTTCCCGAGCAAAGCGGAACCGGCCAAGCGCTCCAGCAGGCCGCCCATGGCTCCCGCAGTGTTCGAATTGTTCACCGCAGCTCCCGCCGGTTGCACCTGCTCATAGCTGGCCACACGACCGATGGCCTTCAGCCGGCCCACTTCCTCCGGCGAGAAGAACAGGCTCAGCTTGCGGTCTCCCACAGCCTCCAGCGCCTTGTTGTAAGCCGACTGGCTGAAGTTCCCAACCTCGTCCGCCGCACCGCCTAGAGCCCTGTTTTTGAGGTAGGCGGCAATTTGCTCCTTCACCGCCTGCATGGCATCGGCATTGCCCTTGATCGAGTTCTTCAGTTGGGCCACGCCCATGGTGGATGCACCGTTACCGCTGCCGATGATGTACTGCTGTACAAACTTGTCAGGCTCGATCCCGTCGCGCACTGCCTGCAGCGCCGGCGTGCGCTCCACGATGGTCATCCAGCTGCGGTTCAGCGCCCTGGCCTTGTTGAAGGCATCAATGGACTGCTGGCCGATGTTCTGACCTGGTTGCAGCGGGGTGTCCTCCAGCGCCTGGCGCACCAGCCCGACGGCCTTGGCCGTGGAGCCGTCGCCAGCCCGGGAAGCGTCGCGCGCCGCCTCGGCCAGGCGGGTCTTGAACTGCTCCGCCACGTCGACGGTGAACGGGATTTCGCCGGTGGCCGTGCCGTTAATTAGCTGGCGCACGTCGGCCGGCAGTTTGCCCTGCAGGAGCGCCTTCTTCAGCAGGTCGTCGGCCTGGCGCGTGAATGCGGCAGGATCAAGCATGGCGGCGCGGCCCTCGGTATCCCTTGCGCTCTGGTAGGCGCTGTCGATGATCGCCTTGGCGCGGTCATTGCGCGCCGACAGTGCGCCCATGACGCGCTGGGCACCGCTGATTGGGTCGCCGGCCGCAGCCGCGCCCAGGTCGTTCAGGCCTTGGGTCAGGGCGCGGTTGTTGGCATTTTGGACCTCGGCCAGCTCCTGCGCCGCCGGGTCGCTGCTGTTGGCACCCAGCTTCGCCAGGTTCTTCTGGCGCGTGATATCGGCCGGGTTCAGGGTCAGGCTTGCACGGGTCGGTGTCAGTCCGATCAGGCGGTAGTCTGCCAGGCGGCGCACGGCATCTGCGGACAGGTTTCCGCCAGTCTGGAGGGCCTGTGCCACATCGGCGCGGATGCTGCGCGCCACGTCCGCCGGCAGATCGCCCAAGGTAACGCCGTTGTCGCGCAGGGCGTTGTTGATCGTGATGTCGATCTGCGGCGCGGCTACCGGGCGCGGGGTGACGGCCTGGCGCACGGCCGCCGCCGCCCGCTGCGCACCGTTGATGGCAAAGGGCGTGGCGATGCCAGCCGCAAGCGACGCGGCCAGCTGGGAGCCCCTATTGCCGCCAGTCTCCCGGGTGTAGCCGCCCGCGCCGCCGGCTGCCGCGGCCGAGGCCAACTGCATGCCAGGGTTCGCTGCGAGCATGCGCCCAACGCCTGCCACGACTGGGTTTGCTGCTTGCGCGATTGCGCGGCCAGCGCCCATGCCGAGCATGGCATTCGTGGCGGTTCCGGCAATATCGCTGGCAATGCGCTCGTCCGCCGTTGCTGCGGTTGGCAGGGAAAGCAGGTTCGACAGGGCCTGACCGGAGCCGGCGGCGATTTGCTGGGGCCTCGATGCCCCTGGAATTTGCTGGCCAGTGATTATGCCTGCCATCGTTTGGCGGGATGGCAGGCCCCCGACAGCGCGGGCGACATTCTCACCCGGTGCGACCCGGCCGGCCATAACGTCATCGATCAGTTGCCCCTCTCGCAGTGAGGCATTGATCTTGTTCCTGATCGGAGAAGCGACGAAGTCTGCTGCATTGCCCAATGCTTCAAGAACGGCACGCCCCGTGACGCCGGCCGCGCGAGGAAATCCGGCAATCGCCTCATTCAGCTGCTCACCGAACGGTTTTGACGGCTTCGGTGCATCTGCCCTGGGCGCGGCCGCCATCTTGAAGCTGCGCTGCGCATAGGCCAGCACATCCTGTTCGCTGGCGCCTTCGGGAGCGGTGACGTCGTAGCTTTTCCCATCCGGGGCGGTGATTCGATAGGTTGGCATCATTCCCCCACGCGTTGGATCGACCAGCCGCCCGCTGCCGGCGCCGTCATGCGCGCCTTCCCGGCGTTGGTGTTCAGGCCCTGGATCGCCAGCTGGCGGTTGCGCGCCTTCTGCGTAATAACCGCCTGGGAGTCACCGGGCTGCGGGAAATACTGTTTGCGAGCGTTGTCGAACTCCTGCGCGCCGATCGCGGCGCCGGATTCCTGGCGCAGGATGGCGTTGACGAAATCGCGCTGCGCCTGCTCCGCCTGCTGGTCAGCGTCCGTCAGCCCGAAATTCGTCGCTGCGCCGAGGGCGCCCCCGATCAATGGGGTTTGCTGCACTGCCAGCTTGGAATTGATCGCTGCCGGCCGATACTGTCCCTGCAGGCTGTTCAGGATCTTGTCCGCTTCCTCCGCACGCAGGCCGAACGCCGCGGACTTGCCCTGGAATTCCGTGGGAGCCTTTTCCGCTAGGGCGCGCTGCGCACGATCGAGTCCGGCGGTCTGGAAAGTCATGTCCTGGCCGCGGCGCGCGGTTGCCGCCGAGAGCAGGGCATCCGGCGTTGCGGTGCGTGCCAGCGACCTTACTGGTGCGCCGGTGAACGAATTCACGAGGTCAGTGCGGCCACCGCTGTTCACTTCCATGAGCTTCTCTGCCACCTCCATCGGGACCGGCTTGCCCACGCTGCCATCTTCAAAGTACGGCGCCAGCAGCACGCGGCCATCCTGCTGCACTTTCTCCCAGCCCTTGACCTTCGGCTGGAATTTCAGTGCCGACGCCTCGGCTGCATCAGCCTCTGGGACGAAGCCTGCGGCGCGCAGGCGCTCGGCTTGCGCCAGGCGCCGCGAGTAGAGGCCAGAGCTGCCGCCACCCGATTGCTGCTGCGCCGCCAGTTTTTCCGCATTCTCCACGGTCGGCGCCATGCTTGGCATCGTCGGCGAAGCGGCCGAGTCGCCCATGTAGAACTGCTGCAGCCGGGCTGCGCGATCACGCAGTGCCTGCTGATTTGCCAGGTCGGATTCCGCATCCTTCACCTTGAAGCCAAGCAGGCGGGCTTGCAGTGCCTGCTGCTCGCGCAGGTAGCGGCGCTTCTCCGAATCGTTCACGCCCTGCTGGAAGCCCTGCAGGCCGGCGCCGAGAGCTTGGCCGAAGCCGACGGGCATGCGCGATGGTCCCCCGGCCTGCAGTAGCGCTGCGGCCATGCCCAGCAGGCCCTGGCTCTGGTCTGGGGAAAGATTACTCAGTTGGTCGAGAAGTCCCATGGTTTAACCCTGATAGCCTAAGTAATTGAATGCGCTAGCAATTCCGTTGCCGTTTCCGCTATTCGCTGGTGTGGTTGTGCCGCTGCCGAACAGATTCTTGAATTGGTTATAAAGGCTCAGGCCTGCGCCGGCGCCGCCCAGCACGTTCGCAGCCGTGTTCTGGTACAGCGGCTCAGTGGTCGTCCTTGACGAATTGGCGGTGATGAACGGCGACAGTAGCCCGGCGACTTGGCCCGCGCGGGTGATGCCGTAGTTGTCCGACGCGCTGCCGAAGCCGCTCAGCTGGGACAGCAGGCTTTGCAGCGAGCCGGCGCCCGCGATGCCGGCGGCATTGTTCTGCGCATTCGTTTGCAGTTGCGCGCCCTGGTTGGCTAGGTCGAACTGATTCAGCGCGTCGCGGTTGGACAGGGTGAAAGTGTTGCCGGCATTTTGGTTGGCCAGCTGCGTACGGAGGTCGGCATCCATGTTGGACAACCCCGACTGCTGCTGGAAGCCAGCGTTCTGCCCGGCGACACCATACTGCTGCGCGCTCAGCCCCTGCAGCGCAGAGAGCGCCCGATTCTGCCCAGCGTCGAACTGCCCAGCCTGGGCGCCGATCATGTTGGCGCTGTTGGCCACGCTCAGCTTGCCGGCGGCGTCTGTTGCCTGGCGCGTGAAGTCGGACAGCGCGTTGCCCTCAGCGATCCCCTGGCGGGAGCCGCCATACTGGCCGGCGCCGATGGCGCTATCGCGCAGGCCTGGCAGAATCCGGCGCTGCAAGGTGTCGGTCAGATCGCCCAGGTTGGTGCGGAAGTTCGCATTCGCCAGGTCTGCGCCGGCCTGCAAGGATTTCGTCAGGTACGGGTTTTCCGCCGCGCCGGCGCCGCCCTGCAGGAAGCTCTGGAACGCACCGGTCAGGTCGATGTTGTTCTGGCCTGGCGCGTTGATCCGTGCCGCTGTCGATTTCGGCGTCGTCACCCACATGGGATTGCTGGCCGTGACCGCCGTGGCCATCGGCGCCTGGTTGTCGCGCATCAGGTTCAGGCTATTCTGGCGGATAGCCTCCAGATCCGAGCCCGCAGAGCCGTTCAGCAGGTACTGGCGCGCGAGATTGCCCAGCCCAGCGCTGGTCGTACCTTCAGGCTGATTCAAGAGGCTCTGGAACTGGCCCAGCAGCCCATTGTTACCGGCACCCCCGAACAGAATAGCTTCGATCCGAGGGTCAAGCTTATTTTGCGATGTGTCGCCCTGCGCAGCGGCCCTTGCACTGCTCTTGGCATCTGCCATCCCAGCCAACGCGCCGAAGCCGGCGCCCAAAAGACCGCCCAAGTTCATGTTGCCCTCCTTTTTGCTATCACCGGCGGCAGCGTTTCCGATTTTCGCCATGTTGTTGTAGTCGCCCAATGCTCCAGAAATGGAGCTGGGGCCAGATGCCGAGCCGAGACTGCCGAAGCCAAGCGAGCCAGTCAGGCCATTGGCGCCATAGATGCCGGCGATGGTGTCGGCAACCGAGTGGAACTTCTCCGCGGCGCCCGTATCGATGCCTTCCTGCTGCGCCTGGTCGTAATACTGCTGGCCCGGGCTGCCGAACCAGTTCACCAATGCAGGGTCATCGCGGTTCAAGACCGTGTTCCACAGCTTTGTCGAGGCTGGATCGATGCCGGTCAGCAGGCGTGTTGGGTTGCTGAGAATGTCACCCGTGAAATTCTTGGTGAACGAATTCTCGAACCCGAGAAGATTGCTCAAAAATCCCATGTTCTACCCCACCAATACCCATGCGCCGGCCAGCGTGCGCCGGTAAAGTCCCTCGCCGCCGCCCGGGTTCCAGCTGGTTCCATCGGCGATCCGGAGCATGCCCGGACCGAGCCTCGTCGGCGCCTTGTACGTCACTTCCATTTGCCCATCGGCCAGCAGGCCAATCGACGCGGAAATCTTGTTGAATTCCTCGGACAGGTAGCGCTGCAGGTCTTTCGGATCGGTCGGAACCGGCCCGGGCGCGTACTTTGGGCTGTTGCGGTTGAAAACGGTCATGGATATTCCCCTGCAAGGACGATATCGAGGTCGAAGGAATCGATCCTCGCGGTGTAGGCCGTGCCGCTCTCCAGGCGCACGGCGATGTAGCGCCCCGACACGAAGCAGTCGTTGTGCACGGTCTGGCCGATGGTATGGGTCATGGTCGTGTAGACCGGGTCCTCGTACGGATCGTTCTGGGATCCGATCTTGACCAGCACCGTGCTGCCGACGTTGCCGATGATGCGCGGCCGCACGCCGCGCACCAGCTTGATCTTGTCCGCTTCGCCGAAGTCCAGCCCGACGCGCTCCAGGTAGCACGATGGCTTGACGCCATCAAACGTGGCTGCCGAGTCCAGCAGATAGAGCTTCGTCTGGTTCGGAGCCATCAGCACGCGGGCGGTGTTCGGCGTCGAGCCGGGCCCGTTCCAGGCCGACAGGTCGGAATCCCAGCTGTCCGAATCGGAATCCCAGCTGTCGGCCAGGGTGTCGTCCACGGCGCCGTAGTTGGCATGGTGCAGGGCCGGGATCTCGCGATAGGAGACCGTGTTGTCGCGGTAGTTCCAGACCAGCGCCTTGTTGGGGATGCTGTTGTTGATGCTGGCGTAGCAGACGAAGACCTCGTTGCGATACGGGTTCTTGAACACGAAAGCGCGGTCCTTGGCCGAGGCGTCGAAGTCATCGAACAGCGCCCGGCGCGCCTCCTTGTCCAGCACCGAGCGCGCGGTTTCGCCGTCGTGCACGATCACGTCCGACGAGGTCAGGACGAAATGGAAGCCATCCACCTCCACGATGCAGTTGCGGTTCAGGGCGCCGCTGATGCCCAGCACCTTCTGGAAGGACATCACGTTCTGGCCGCCGATGAACGACATGCGCCAGACGCTCGCCTCCTTGTAGATCATGAAGTAGTCGCGCAGCTGCAGGCCGTCTTGCACGGGGTCGCCGCCCTCGGCCAGGTCGTTCTCGCCGGCCAGCCGCGTCGCGTCGGCTGGGTCCCAGCTGGCCGGTACGGCGCCCGGCGCGGCCACATCGGACCACTTCACCATGAACGGCTTGTTCACGCCGGCAGCGGTCACGTTCAAGGCCACCAAGAAGCCTTTATAAGTGCGCAGGGACTTGCAGAACGTATTCGCCGGCCACGCGGTCAGGGTAGTCATGCGGTTGGCCGGATTCAGGTCCCACATCTGCGGCGGGTCCACGGTGTTGCCGGCATTGAAGATCGGGATGCCGGACAAGCTGGTGCTGGTCCAGGCGTTTGGCGTGCCGGTGTAGTTCACGTCGACGCCGGCGCTCTGGCGCGTCAGGTTGGTATGCACCGCCGCACCGCCGCTGATGGTCACCGCGTAGATCTTCTGGGCGCCCGCATAGAGCCAATAGCGGGCCGCTGCGACGTTGATGGGCAGCAGGTGGTACGGAATTACCGGCGGCGTGCCATAAACCGCGCCATGGCCGTAAAACCAGTGCGCGTAGCCATCGAGGAAGCGGACGTTGTTGGCATCCGTCCAGGCGTTCATCGGCAACTCGTGCTTGGACAGGTCCTTGACCACGCCGACAGCGCCGCAGTTCGGGAATTTCACATATGGCATTGCCGTTCCTCCGGCGGCAGCTGCAGCCGCTTGCGCTCCGATTCATAGCTGGACTGGCAGTGGTTGGCGTCCCAGAAGAACAGCCGGTCGATCAGCGGCTGCAACCAGGTGAACGGCTTCGCCTGGCGCATCCGCCACGACCGCGCCGACAGCGTTTCATCCGCCCAGATGCCGCCGGGGAGGAAGAACAGCGTCACGTTGATCAGCTGGTCGACCGCGATCAGGAACTGCTTCATTCCGGCCAGCCGGTGGTGATGTCGTATGCGGCCAGGCCGGCCAGGGTGTTCAGCGCCTCGATGGCTGCATGGTGGGTGCACTCGGCGGTGAAGAGCGCCTGCACATGGTCACCTACTGCGCCGGCCAGAGCCAGAATCTCGGCAGCGGTTCTCGTGACCCACACGCCGGTGTCCGTCTTCCACTGGATGGTTGCGTCGGGGCGCAGGTCGACATAGGCCTTCGCGCCGGTGATGCGCGACTGGTCGTGCAGGGTGGTTGCGATGTGCGCGCCGTTGACCACGATGCCCTGCGTCTCCTTCTCGTAGCGCAGCGCAGTGACCGCGCCCTTCTTTTCGTCCTTCACGGCAGCGAGCAGCTCGGGATTGTTGGAACTGTCGTCCACCAGCGTGTAATCCCCAGGCATCGCCGCGATGCGGTTGCCATTGGCCAGCGTCCACAGGTGCGCAGCGCTGTCGTAGGAGGGCGGGGTGGTGCCGCAGGCGACGTAATTGCCCACGGCGGCAGGGATGAGGTAGTAGTTCATTTAGCTGAGTCCTTGGAAGGTTGCTGTGGTGCCGAGAATCGAGCCTTTTTGGCCCGGAATCGCGTTCGCCCGGGCGTCGAAGGTGGTGTTCCAGGTGGTGATGCGGGTCGGGTTGAAGTAGCCGCCGATCTGCACGTTGAAGTTGTCGCCGCGCTGGAACGCCGCTGTGGTGGCGCAGCCTTCCGGCGAGCGGTTGCCGATGGCATGGGTCAGGCGGACCGAGTCGCCCGAGGTAACCTGGTAGAAGCCCAGCATCGGCTGCCGGTCGTTGCTCGACACCGAGAAGTCCAGAATGTCGTTGAAGCCGAGGCCGGCGGACAGATCATCGTCAATCGTGCCGGTAGCGTCCGAAGTGATGACATTGCAGGCGGTATCGATCAGGTAGCGGAAGGTCGGGTTGCCCTGCACCACGGCCAGATACCCGTTGTCGATCACCGCCGGAGCCATCATCGCCGCGCCTGCGTTGGTCGAGAGTGCAGAGGTAACCGTCAGGCCATCCGACGACACATGGAAGATGCGCGCCGGGGTGCCGGTGCGGTTGTAGCCGAAGGTCCCATTGGCGCTGTCGGTGAAGCCATTCGGGCCGGAGAATGGCGCCGTGGCCGTCCACAAGACCGCGCCGGCATTCGTCACCATGCGCATCGTTGTTGCATTGTCAGTGGTCATGCAACGGCCATCGCGCAAGCCATACAGTTGATTATGGTTGAGATTGGTGCCAACCGTGACCGTCGCCTGCAAAACGCCAGCGTTATTGAAAGTTCGCATCTCCATGTTCAAGGTGGCGGTGTTCTTGCTGAACACATTGAAGCCACCAGCCGCAATGGGCGTCAGGCGCGCAACCGGGTTGGCATCGCTGGCATGGGTCAGCACCGTGATTGTGGTCACTGCGCCGGTCGAAGCATTGAACAGGCTAACCTGGGTGTTGGAATTTCGGACCGCACGCATCACCGCCACCGAACCATCCGATAGACGGCACATGCAGATGGAATTTGCATTGCCGAAGTTCACCGAGGTCAGCGTGGCGCCAGCAGCGGTGTAAGACTGCGCCCAGACGTTCCCTGGGCCGGCCAGCGAGCCATACAGCACGACGAATTTGCCATCCGTCCCGAGCGGGACAATAGATTGCACCGGGTCGCTCACCGGCGCGCTCGGGAGATTGGTTTCCGCGATGGTCTGCGCGCCGCTGGAGTTGATCTGTACCCATTTGGGCACGGCGCCGCTCACCGTGTAGCCGATGACGATATTGCCGGTCGGGAGCTGGCAAATCCGGTGCGCGGAGCTCGATGCATTCGCGGCGAAGGCCCACAGCTGCGTCGACAGCGCGGTGGCGCCGGTCAGGTTCAGCGGGCGCGTCTGATCGACTGCCGGCGGTGCGGCCCAGTACATGCGGCCGTCGATCGCCTGGCTCACAGCGTCCCCGATCTGGATCGGCTCGCCGGCGATCAGGGTGGTCCATGGGGCGTTTTCGAACACCTGGCCGGCCAGCGCGGCGATCGCGTCGTCCACCATGTCCTGCAGCGTTGCCGTCATATTGTTGATCTGGTCCTGCACATTGCTGGTCAGCGTGTTGATGTAGCTGATCTGCAGGTAGCCGGTGGACCCGATCTGCGTCAGGGTCGGCAGGTTCGTCTGGCCGTTGAAGGTGTTGGTACCGGACCAGACGTTCGTGCCCGTCAGCGAGGCCTTGTCGTTCAGCTGGGTCTGGATATTGCTGGTGGCGCCCGACAGGAAGTTGATGACGCCCTGGCCGACCGTGACGGCGCCGGTCAGCGCGGGCCAGGTGTTTTGCATCACCGATTTCAGCAGCCGGATATGGTCGTCGCCCTGGCTCTTGGGGTCGGATCCGGGCGGGTTGGCCGGCACCAGCTGGTTGACGTAGATTGCGGTTTCCAGTGCCATTATTGGACCCTCGTGATGGTGTAGCGGTGTTTATCGGGACCCGTGATCTGCTCGGGCGCCAGCGGGATGTTGTCGATCACGAATTGCACCTTGCCGCCCGTCTCGTTGGCATAGGCCAAAGCGCGGTTGAATTCCGCGCGCGCGTCAGGAATCCAGCGTGCGGGGAGGTCATGCACGTCGCCGACCTGCATGGTTTCGAAGGCGATCATGGCTACACCAGCAGGTCAGTGCGGACCGTCATCGCGCCGGGAGCGTTCCAGTCGACACGGTTGACGCCATCCATGGCGGTGAGGAAGTCGGCGTCGAACTGCGCCCGCATTTCCATGTCCTTGCAGAACTTGGCTGCCTCGACCAGCGCGCCCCACAGGTACACATTCGGCCACTTCGCCAGCAGCGTGTTGGTGGTCGAGGAGGCGCTGAGCGGAGCGAATTCGGACGACAGGGTAGCCATGATGGTGTACACCGCGTCCGGGGTCGGCCCCAGGTAAAGTAGGTCGCCGATGATGGTGTAGCAGCGCGGCGCGCCGGCCACGCCCATCCCGAAATTCTGGTTGAAGACATCCGGCGCCATATAGTCCAAGCGCGGGTTGACGGTCGGGATGGACAGCGATTTGACATGGAGCAGGTCGCTCGGCAGGCTCATGTATTCCACGCCGGCCGTGGTGTCGATCGGTACGACTGCCTTTTGCAGGCGCGAGTCAAGCAGGGCGCGAATGCGGTTTTCGGCCAGGGTGATGAAGTCGGGAACATCGCCCGTCAGGTTCGATCGGTGCATCCAGTTCGCGACGGCGGCCTGCAGCTCCGTGTAGTTGGTCAGGGACATCAAATTCTCCCCGGCCAGATGCGGAACATCGAGTTGTCCGGATTGTTCACCACGCGCCGGATATGGTCCGGGTTACACATGAACTCGCGGAGATCGATGTTCTGCTCGTTGCAATACTTCTCGATGATAACCAGCGGCAGGCTGGCCGCATGGCGCATTTCTGTGCTGCCGTGGAAGCCCTCTTTGTGCAGTGCCTGGGCATGCTCCACGATCGGCGTGCAGTCCTGGATGCGTTCGAAGGTGGTCGTCTCGCCATGCACATGGATGCGGGTATGCACCGCATCCCTGGCGCGCTTCGCCAAGCGGGCTTGCAATACCGGATTCACAGCAGTATCTCCTGGCCTGGGCGCGCAGTGAAGGTGGGCGTGCCGACGTTGTTTTCGGTGCGCAGCTTGATGTATCGGCCCGCCGGCACCACCCCGGTAAGCGTGCCTGTCACGTTTTGCGACAGGGCGAGCCCAACGGTCAGCGTGCCGGTATTGCCGTTGACGAAGCGGCTGATCTCCTGCGCGCCGGCAGTGCAATCGACGTCGGAGAACGTCTCCAGGTACACGGTGCCCTGCTGGCCCGCCGTCAGGGTGATGGAAGTTGCAATGTCCACGCCATACGTGACCAGCGCATCCCTGCTCGCTGAAGCCTGGAAGCAGGTGTTCAGGCTGCGGGTGGTGTAATTGAAGCTGCGCGCCGGGATGCCCAGGATCGCCCGTGCCGCGGCCGCATCGGCTGCCGTCATCAGGGCTTGGCCAGTGCTGGTACTGTCGCTGACCTGGTTGGCCGGGTGCGTGTGTGCGCTCGGGGCGAAGGTGGCGGGAACATTGGTCAGGCCGTTGAAGTCGGTGGTCCCAGCGGCGCCGGCCGGCCCCTGGATGCCTTGAATACCCTGCTCACCCTGGATGCCCTGAATGCCTTGGATGCCTTGGGGCCCTTGCAAGCCTGGCTCGCCTGGCGCACCCTGCGGCCCGGTCGTCACCGGTACATTGATGATGCCCGACGCCACCGTGAACGAGGCGCCCAGCTTCAGGCAAGTCGGCACGGAACCTGCGGCGGTGGATGGCAGCGAAACCAGGCAGTCCATCGAAGTGTCGGGCGCGATGAAGCGGCTGACGTAGGCGGTGTTGGATGAATTGCGCTGATCGACGCGCAGGGCATATGGGGATTGCGCCAGCGCGAGGCAGGACAGTCCGGCCAACAGCACGGCGGCAAAGATCTTCTTCATTGGTGTCTCCTTAGCAGTCTTCCAGCGGCGTGCAATTCACGGTGCCGGCGGCGGTGTCCTGGATGGCTGCCCAATGGGTCAGGCCTTGGGGACGATCGAGGATCAATTCGGCACCTGGAACCAGCATCAGGTCGGTGGCGACGGCGGTCACGCCGGAAGTACCCAGGCGGATATGTGCGGCGGCGGTGCAGGCAAAGCGGTAGTAGCGCGCAATTTCGCCGCTCGATGCCGGGGGCAGTGCCGCATTCGCGGATGCTGCCCCGGTCGTGATGTTGTTGCCGGTCGCGGTGACCGTCATGCTGTTGCGGTTTCGGTACATGGTTGCTCCCTGCGGTATGCAAAAAAAAACGGCCCCGTAGGGCCGCTTTCCTGAGCTGGTGGTGATCAGGTCAGGTAGTAGTGGATGTAGACAGAGCCGACCAGGCCAACAGTGGATGCCGAACCGGTGCCAGTGATGAACTGGCTGGTCGTCATCTTTTGCACGGACTTGCCGTTGGTGCCCTTGTCATCGATGTTGTTGACAACCTTTTCGGTACCGCCCAGGGCGTAGGTGTCGATCAGGTTGGCACTCGATGTCGTGCCATTGGCGGCCACGCCGAAATTGCCGTTCGCAGCACCCGTCGATTTCGTGGTGATGTCGATTTCCAGCCGGTCGACGACGATTGGGACGTTTTCAGGGTTCTGCCAGGCGAAGAGGGCGCCGCCGGTGGTTGCCGCCACGCCGAGCAGAGCGACCTTGGCGATTTTCAAGCCACGGTAAGCGCCGCCGAAGCGGTGAACCTCGGAAGCGCTGGCATCGTCCACGAAGGCCACGCCGCCATCGGCGCGCTGGACTGCATTGGTTCCCATAATTTGCTCCTATGAAAAAACGGGGCCGAAACCCCGTGCAGGTTGATTACAGGATGTCCACGATGGCGCCGTTGGCCTTCGGATTGCAGGCCTCCAGGCAGTATTCGGCCAGGAGCTGCTTGCGGATACTGTCGCCGGTCTTCGCCAGGTCGAATTGCTGCATGGCGCGATAGTAGGCCACGGCCCATTTATCCATTTCGAGCAGGAAGACGTCGCGTGCGCGCTGGAAGCGGTTCGGAACAGCTTTCAGGGTGCCGAAGTCGCTGATGTAGACGTCCACGGCTGCGGTGACCTTCTTGTCTTCGGCTTCGTCCATGCGGGTCGCATTGCCGGTGAAGGTGGAGAAGGTTTGTTTGGCCAGCGGGCCCATCATGATCACGTTCGGATTGCCGCCAGAGGTGTAGCATTTCTGCGCTACGTCCTTCAGCAGGGCCTCGGTGAAGGCGCGCTGCGTGCCATCGGTCTGCGCGACGTTGGTGGTGTAGTTCGGGGCCACGTAGCCGGTGCCACCGTTCACGTTGGCGGAATCGACCCAGCCGACCAGGCCGCGGCTGCGGCGCGGAGAGGTGGCCAGAACATTGTTCTGGGTCAGGCCGACTTCCATGTCGCGCTTCAGCTCGAGGGACTTCAGCGACATCTGGTAGGCCATTTCGGAGGAACGGCCGGCGGACACGGCTGCTTCTTGCGAGCCCGATACCGAGACGGTCTTGGTGGAGATTTGCGTCCGGTTGTTCAGGCGCACGGTTGGGGTGACGGCGTTCGCGGTTGCGTCGTCGCCTTCGGCCGCCTCGTTGTTCGCGGCGGTCGCCAGGTCCTGGGTTTGCCATTCGTGCAGGGTGTTGGTGGCCTTGCCACGACGCGCCATGGACAGCAGCGGGGTTTCTGTCGGGCTGATGCGGTAGATGATGTCCGACAGGTCTTCGCGGTTGCCGACGGTCGCAGTCGTCAGCTGGGTATTGGTTGGTGCAGTCATTACTTGCTCCTATCGCCTCGCGGCGTAAAAGGGGGTTTCGGTTCAGGTGAAGGCTGAGAACAGGGCTGCGGCATCGCGCACGCTGCCGGTCTGCGCCAGGCGCTTCATTGCTTGGGTGCGTCCGTCGGTCGGGTTCACCGGCGTGACGCCGGGACGCTCGACCTTCGGTGGCACCTTTGCGACCTTTTTGCCGGCCTCGGCGGCGCGCTTCATCAGGTCGCGGTATTTCATCGCGTCGTTGGCCAGGAGAATTACGCGGGCATCGAGGACCACGCGTCCATCCTCGGGCTTGAAGCCGCGCTCTTCCATGAACCCTTCGATTGCATTCCAGCTTGCCTTCTGCTTTACCGGGTCTTTCCATTCCGGAAGCTTGTCGATAAGGGTCTGGAACTGCGCTTTCAGGAAGTCCTGGTCGGCGCGCTGGCGCTCCTGCTGCTGTTCGGCGCCGATGCGTTGCAGCTCCTGCTGTGCTGCGCTCAGGTTCGCTTGTCGCTCATGGAGGATGCGTTGCTGAGACAGGTATTCAACAGGATCCGTGTCCAGAAGCTCCTGGGTCAGGATCTTCTGCGAATCGGCAATGATTGCTTCCTGGGTCAGCGCGAACGCATGCAGCTTCTGCTGGTAGCTGTCCCGTTCGGCGCGGGCCTTCTGGATCTCGGCGTCGGCAGTCTTACGCTGCTCTGCCGCTTCCATGGTCTTGCGGGTGTAATCCTGCTGGCGCAGGCCACCCTTGTGAAGCTCCGCCAGCTCGGCCTTGGTCAGCGTCACGTCCTTGCCGTCGACCTGGAAGGTCACGGTGTCGGTGGTGCCGTCTTGGCCCTGCTGGTCCTGCTGTTCGCCGTCGGTGCCTTCCGCGTTGTTCTGGTTGGCGCCGGCTGCCTCTTCGGCTGCCAGGCGCTCCGCTGCGGATTCTTCCGACTCCTCGCTTTCGCTCTCAGCTTGGGCTTCACCGCCAAGGAAAGAGGAAAACAGGTTTGCACCTGTGCCCGGGTCCAATGGGCCAGCACCACCGGTTGCGGCGCCTTCGCCGGCCTGCTCGCGATAGATGCCACCACGGATGAAGAGCTTTTTCAGTTGCCTGCTGATGTTCATGATTGCCTTTCTCGGGTTCCCTCACGGGATTGTCCGCACTGCTGCTGGTTAAACTTCGATGATTTCGCCGGTGGTCAGCTGGTAGCGGGCCTTGCCGGTGTTGACTTCGATGCCCGAGCCGTTACGGGCGTGGACCACAGGGTCCTGCCGGTCGGGGTGCCACATGCGGACGACCTGGCGGGATTCGTTGCGCACAATCTCGATCAGCGCTTCCAGGCTCACCAGCCCATCGCCTCCCTGGCGCGCTCCAGCAGGGTCTGCTGGTGCTTCAGTTCCTCCTTCGCCAGTTGCCCCGACTCCAGGCTGCGCTGCAGCGTCATCTTGAGCTTGTCCGCCAGCTTCAGCAGCTGGAACAGCTTCTCCCGGCCCTCCTGATCCCTTGCTGGACTTTCTTGCCATGATTGAATGATCTCCTTTCGCACGTCTTCGAAAGCTTGATGGAACGCGGGGTTCTCAAGCACCTGTCGCGCCTGGTCGGCGTCGTAAATCCGTTTATCGAGGTCGCTCACGTTGCGGCTCCGCGGTTGGCCGCATCTTCAGCGGCGGTAAGGGTTGGATCGCCCTGCTGGCCGGCGCTGATCTGGGCGGCGACGATCTTGCCCTGCTCGCTGATGTCGGCCTTGTAGCGCTCGACCTCGGCCTGCAGCTGGGCCTGATACTCGGCACTGGCGATCTTCTGTCGCTCCAGTTCGATGCGGGCCATTTCCTGCTGGTGAGCATATTCGGCCTGCTGCGCGTCGAGCTGCGCCTGGCGCTGCGCGCGCAGCTCCTGCTGCTCGGCTTCCAGCTGCTGCCGGTTCTGGTCGACGCGCATTTGCGCCTCGGCCTTGATTTGCGCCTCGGCCAGCTGCGCCTGGCGGTCGAGCTCGGCATTCTGCTGCTTGAACTGCAGCTCCTGCGCGAACCGCTGCTGATCGAACTGCAGCTTTGCCAGGTTCGGGTCAGGCGCCGGCGGCCGTGGCGGCATGCTTTCCGGGTCGGTGAAGAACTTGCTGGCGTCCTTGAAGCCCAGCGCCTCGGCCAGCTTCACGTCCGCGTTGTAGACGTTCTGTGGGGTCGTGATACCGAGCGGCAGGCCTTCCATCTGCTTCTGGCTCATGACAGCCAGGTGGCTGATCAGCTGGTCCTTGTTGCCGGTCCCCAGCCCCACGTTGATCGACAGCTGGAACTGGTTTGTCCAGGCGCGCGGATCGATGTTGACCCATTTGCCGTTGAGCTTGATCTGCTCGGCCTTCTTCTGATACTGCGTGACCAGCTTCAGGATCTTGTTGCCCAGGTCGGTGAAGCCGCCCTCGGCCATGGTGCGGCTGATCAGCTCCACGCGCGAATCGGCGCGGTTGGTCACGATATTGGCCTGAGTAGCGGTCTGCTGCAGCTGCATGCCATTGCCGCCCATGCTCTGGCGCGACCAGCCGGTAGACTCCTCGGCAGCCTGCTCGTACCATTCCAGCATCTGGAGGGTGGTACCGATGTCCCCGACACCCTGATCCAGCCTGCCCACGGCACCAGGGTTTTTCACGCGCACCACACCGCCAGGGCGCGAATTGAGCAGGTCATCCAGGTTCACCTGGCCCTCCTGCGCGAAGTAGCGGCCATTCACCTGCAGGTAGACGTTGTCCAGGGCCGCCCGCATCAGACTTGTGCGCACGCGCTGCGCCTCGATGGCCAGGTCAGCCGGGCAGGTGCCGTAGAATTGGTGCGGCAGCGGGACGGAATCCAGCGCCACGAACGGATGGCCGTCGCATTCCTCGTTGGAGAAGACATGCTTGCCGGCCTTCAGGACCTTGCGCCACTCAGGGATGCCGTCGCCGTCCCAATCCACCTGCTGGTAGGACTCCAGAAGCCAGATTTCGCGCTGGGACGGGTCGTTGCCATCCGTGTAGGACTCCTGGTTGTACAGGTCGTTCGGGAACTGGTCGGCGTCGATGCGGTCAGCGTTGAATTCGCTGGTGTCGTCGCCGCTCGCCAGGTCGTCGGGAACGTCGTACCCCTGCGATTTCAGGTAGCCGACCGTGCGCTTGAAGCGATGGCCGCACCATGGTGTCTGGTTCAGGTTACTGCCGCACTTCTTGCTGTTCAGGAATTCCCACGGCGGGACGTTCTCGATGCACAGGCGGCCGCCGTCCTTCACGCGCTTGCACACGACGTCATAAAGCATTGGGACGGGCTGCTGCAGGAGCTGCGCCAGCTGGGCCTGCAGCTGCTGCACAGCCTGCGCGGCCTGCGGATTTTGCGCCGCGGCAGCCTGGGCTTGCATCAGCTGCGCCGTCAGCTGTTCGGTGGCCTGCTGGAGCTGTTCGGCGGCGTCTTCGTCCGGATAGGCCTTCTGGCCGATCAGTTCGATCTCTGGGTCTTCCAGCAGCATTGCCAGTTGCACTTCGGTCTGGCCCCGATATTCCTCCTTCGATTCGATAGCGGAATCGTCCCACCAGACCTTCAGGATGCCCTTTTTGACCTGCAGGGCGTCGCGGATCCAGGTGGTGCCGATCTGGTAGCCCGGGTTCTTCTTACGGAGGATGTAGTTGACGTAATCGGACACCAGCGGGGCCTGCTCGGCATCCTCGGGCTTCGTTTCCTCGAACTGGAACACGTTCTCGGTGCCGAAGAAGGTTTTGATCAGCGGCGCTTCCATGCCCAGCACGGTGTCGCGCACGGTGGTGTCGACCACTCGCGAGCGGCCATCGATGGCTGGCGGCGCCAGGTCGCCGATCGGGCGCGCGAAGAAGTAGTTTTCGTTGCGCGCGCGTTCGGCCTCGAGCTGGCCATCGCCATATCCGTAGGCTTGCTCGGCCTCGCGGTCGATCAGCGCTACCAACTCGTCTTGGGTCATTTTCTGTGTCATGGGCTTTTCACTGGCCTGCGGGGCGTCTCACGACGATGCCTCGATAACAATTCGGTTTAAGCGTTGTGCATCTGCGGGTAGTTCAGCGAGCTGCCCCAGGTGCTGCTGGGCGGCTCATAGGCCACGGCCATCAGGCCGAATGCGTCGGCGCCATGGCTGGACCAGTCGTGATCGGGGCCCAGGCCGATGCCGCGCGCCTCGTCTCGTTTCTCGTGGTACCAGCCCAGCGCCTCGCGGCCCGGCTCGGTGGTGTCCTTGTTGAACCAGATCGCGGGGAACAGCCGGCGCGCCGCTTCGATGCGCGCTGCTGCCGCCCCTTTGCCCTGGTTCGGCACGACGGTCACGGAGTAGCCGGCTGCCTGCAGCGCCGATTCGTATGACACGTCGTACACCTTGTCTTGCGTGCTGCCGTCGTGCGGCAGCCAGATCTGCGCCTTCTTCGGGTCGTAGCCGCGCTCGCGCATCCATGCAACATGCGCCGCAAGCGGCTGGCCGACGGCCTCGTAGTAGTCGATGACGCGCACTTCACGCCCGACGAACTGCGCCGCCCACATGGCGAATGCATCCGCCTTGGCGCCGGTGCCGCCGATGTCGCAAAACAGGCGGATCGTCATCAGCGGGTCGACCGGCACGCGAGTAATGCGGCCCTCGGCCTTGGCCTGGGTCAGGCTGCGCGCGTAGTAGGCGCCCTCCATCAGGGTGACGTAGCCGCCTTCCCAGATGTGGTCGTACTGGTCCGGCTGCATGCGCAGGCAGTCCAGGCGTTCCTGCTCCAGCTCCCGAGTGAACCATGGGTTGTCCCGCCAGTTCGCTGTCACCACCCTGGCGCCGGTCGGCAGCTCGGGTCCGCTCAGCATGGCCTCGATGGGATCCGTCCGCCGGCGTGGGTTCCAGCTGAACCAGAGTTCCGAGCCAGGTGCGCGGATGGTCGGCCGCAGCAGGTTCAGCGAGTGCAGCGTTGCGCTCTGCGCCTCTTCCCACCAGGCGCGCTTGAAGCCCTCCAGCGATTTGATCGATTCGGCGGTGTAGTCGTTCATGCCCTTGAAGGCGATCAGACCGTCGCCCGGGGTTTCGATCACATCCCGGTACACCTTGAAGCCCTGCGCCTCGTTCAGGCCATGGCCCAGCATCTTGCTTTCCAGCAGAAGCTTGGACGACTGCGCCAGGTCCTTCTGCACCTCGCGGATGCAAACTGCCCGCATGCCGGCGCCGCCCTGGTTGCCTGGCTCCGCCATGCAGTCTTCCAGCAGCAGGTCGGCCAGGAAGTGGGATTTCCCCGAGCCGCGGCCACCCTTCACGCCCTTGTAGCGCGCCGGCTCCAGCAGCGGCACGAAAACGCGCGCCGTGGGCAGGTCCAGACTACTCATTGGCGGCCGGGTCAACGATGGTGCGGGTCACACGCTGGATCAGCAGCGCCCCGTCTTCGCCGGGCCCGCGCACGTCCAGCGGCAGCACACGGCCCACCAGCATCAGGAACGCTTTCGGGTTCTTCTTCGCCTGGTCGACCAGGTAAGCCACGCCGCCGGCTTCGTGCAGCGCTTTGACGATCATGTCTTTGATCGCCTTCGTGTTCTTGTTCGGGGTTCCTTTCGCACGGCCCACGCCATCCAGGCGGCCGCGGGCGCGTTTCGGTTTGTTTTCGGTTTCAGTTTCCATGCGGTCGCAGGATTCCTTGTCGGATTGTCCTGTCCAAGCAAAAAAAAGCCGCCGCGACAGCCAGTGCCACGGCGGCGAGTCCCACCGCAGAATTGGTGGTCTAGGAGACGATCGGTCGGGCGAGAGGCCCAAAAGCAAAAGCCCCGGAGCATTTCTGCACCAGGGCTTCGATTTTCCTTCCGGGGACGCCGCGGGCTCCCACTGGGAACCCGGACGCGTCGAACTTCAGACGGAGATAAGTTGTTGGACGGAACTGTACGCCGGCTGGTTCCTGCTGTCAACTGCCTCCTCGATCGCGTACTGGGCGTCATGGAAGGCGGCGACGAAGATGCTGATCGGCCGCACCGGCAGCTTGACCATGCGGCAGACGACCTCCGGCCGGGCCTGCTCGATGTAGCACCAGTGCAGGATCATGCGCTGCTGCAGGGTGATGTCGGCCATGGCGGTCTGGATCGCCCAGGCGTCGCGGTCGTCCAGCTGGTCCTGCACATCGTGGCCGGACCAGACATTCCCCAGGGCGGCCTTGCGCATGCGCTCACATACCGCGCCGGTCATGGAGTCCGCGCCGCCTGACCTGGTTGCCGTCGCCCAGCGCGCCCAGTTCTCCAGGCGTTCGCCAATTTCCCTGCGTCGAGTCACACACGCTCCTCGTATTCGGCGCAGCGCGCGTCGGTCAGCGGATCGGCTGTGCGCGGGTGCGTGCACTGCAGCTCGCGATCGATCACGCGGCGGAAGCAGCAGCCCTTGCACGTTGCGGCCTCGGCGCGCAGCAGCTGCTCCAGCGGGTCGCGGTAGGTTTCCTGCGGCAGCACGTTCACATCCGCCTCCGGTCGTTCGCGTCGGACAGCAGGGCGCATAGACCCAGGATACCGAGCAGCCCCATGCCGGCCACGCCGGCGTAGAGCAAAATTTCCATAATCGCTTCGACCATCATCGCCTCCGTCAGAAAGGGGCCGCTTCGGCATCCAGCTCGAGCTTGCGGGCCAGCGACAGAATCGCCAGCGCATCGGCGTGGTTGTCGTCCACCGGGTTGTGACCCCGGCCCTTGGCCGCTTCGATCATCGCGACCTTGTCGGCATTGCCCTTGCCAGTCCAGTGCTGCTTGACGGTGCCAACCCCGACGCCGATCATGCGCACCTTGTTCGTCGCGCACCACGCCTCCAGCATCGCGAGGAAGCCGCCGTACACGTGTGCTGCCGTGGTGCCTACGTGGCGCTTCACGTCCTCGAAGTAGATCGCGTCAATCTCTCCGCCAGCCGCTGTGCGTTGCTCGGCCAGGAAAGCGCGGAACTTCAGCCAGCGCTGGCCAGCCGCTTCGAGCCGGCGCGCCGCGAACTTCTCGCTGCCGCTGTGCACGGTGCCATCGCGCGTGCAGCGAGCCCAGCCGGTCGTTGTTCCGAGGTCAAGTGCCAAAATGTTCAATTCGTTCTCCCGTTTTGTTGTAAAAATTGCCTACATCCGCCTACTTCAGGCCCACGACGGGAACAGCGCGGAGGCCTTCGACCAGGTCTCGACGCTGTCGTTGAGCGGGCGCTGCACGGGCTTCGTGAACTCGACCGCGATCAGCTTGTCGAGGGCGGCGGTGATGCGGTTGGACCACTGGCGGGTGTTCTCGGGGAAGCCGGCCCACTGCAGGTCGTCGCGGCCTTGGGCGGCCAGGGTCTTGCGGATCCAGTCGAAGGTCTTGTGGCGGAACTCTTCGCCTCGCGCAGGGTGCAGCTCGAGCACGGCGCTGCGGACGTCGGCCAGCCAGCGGTGGCGGTTCAGGGCCGAAGTCACGGCCTGCAGGTCGCCGGCCTCCTTGCCGAAGTGGTAGCTGCACCACCAGTCGTCGGAGCCACCGGTGGCGTTGGACATCGTGCCGTGCAGCGGACAGCCGTAGGCGGCGCACATGCCGGGCTGGTGGCTGGCTACGCGGTCGTCGTGGGTGTGGGTCATGCTGTGGCTCCTTGGGGTGCGGTTTGCGACTTGGCCTTGCGCTTGTCGAGCGCGGCCTGGATGCGGGCGGCGAAGTCGGCATAGCTCTCGTTGCCCCGGGCGTACATGCCGAGCTCACGGCCCTTGGCGTCGATGCCCTCGTTGCTGCGCTTCCAGCTCCAGTCCTCGCGCGGCGCCTTGGCCGTGGCCTCGACCTTCGCCGGCGGGTTGAGCAGCTCCTCAACGATGTTGACCAGGTAGTTCGGCGGGATCTTCGCGGTGTCGCCCTTCACCTCGCGGGCCTTCAGCACGGCCTGCTCGAGGATGGCGACAGGGACCTGGCGGTTCGTCCAGTCCTGCACGGCGGGGTGCGTGAAGAGCGCGTTCACACCGAGCTGGCGGAGACGGACGGTCAGCTGGATCGCAGCGTCGTTCGACGGCAGCGGGTCTTGCCGTGGTGGCATTCGCGCTTCGCGGGGAGGGCGGTCGTCGTCGTCATCCCCGTGTGCGCGACTACTGCCGTTGATGACGACGATGTCTTCTGCTTTTGAAGTTAACTGGTGTCTGGTGACTGGTGACTGGTGAGCATTGCCTTCGCAATGCGTTCGCATACCGTTCGCATGGTTCTCATCGGATGCGTTCGCATCGTTTTCAGCATGCGTTCGCATTCCGTTCGCATTGCGCTCAACCTGCGTTTTGTTCTTATTCCATCGGGCATCCGCTGAGGCCTTGGCCTTGCGTTGCTTCTCCTGATAGCGAGCAATTTCTTCGTCGCAGCGTGCGTTGTGCCAGCCATCTTCCTGCAGCTCGAAGAATTCCTCGAGGATGGCTTCGACGGCCTCACGTTCATCTTTCGAGCGCGCGCTGATCAGGCGCTGCACGGCTTTAAGCTCGGCCGGCAGCGGCTTCTCCTGGGCATAGTATTTACGGATGAGCCTGGAGTACACGCCATCCTCCAGGCAGGACAGATGGGCGGTCGCCTCGGCGTAATCGCCGATGTGGTGCTCGTAGTAGTTCAAGGCTGGCGTCCTTTCAAGCTGTCTCGATACATCGAGCGCAGGACAGCTTCTTGCTCACGGCGTGCGCGGGCCGCTTCCTTTGCCTGATCTTCAAGCCAGCGCCGGTAATGGCTGTCGGAGGGCGAGAGAGGTTCAGGAAGTTCGCTCACACAGCACTCCATTGGCAGTAATACCCTTGATAGTCCCGGGAGCCGGGGCGATCAGCTTCCAAGCCCTTGCCAAGGTAGATTTTTTTCTCGAGCAGCCGTCCCTCGCGCACTAGGGCGAAAAGGACGTGGCCCATGCAGAAGCCGATGTCGTATCGCTCACGGACGGCCTTGAAAGCGTCCCAGCCCAGCCACGCGCCGATGCGCGAGCGCGCCACGTCCGCCAGCGCATCCTTTACTTCGGGCGAGAAGGCCAGCTCCAACAGTTCGTCCCGCCGATTGCGACGGGCCGGCAGCTGTGGAGTAGGGAACAGATCGAGCTGCGACAAGGTCATCCAGCCCTCCGGTCACCAAACAAGGCCTGGACCAGCGGATCGCGTTTCATGCCGACCTGGGCGGCCGGCACGGTGAACACGCGGCGGCAGTATTCATCGACCACGATGTGGCGCCGCGGCTTCTTCACGCTCGGGCGGTCCTGCTTCGGCTCGGGTACCTCCAGCAGCTGGGCGCCGGGCACCAGGTCGAACAGCCGGACCGAGTTTTTCAGCAGCATCGGGCGTTCGGTCATCAGGCCCAGGTCGACCAGGCGCTCCAGGTAGATCTTGGCGGACTTCTCGTAGCATTCGAATTCGGACGCCACGACCTTGATGGTCAGCGCACCCTCGGCGCGCGCCATCTCGATGACTCGGTTCATGCGCAGGATGCCGATGCGGGCGCCGGCGTAGGTACGGCCCTTCATGCTGCTTGCTCCTGGGCCGCTGCCTCGCACCGGTCCCATTCGTCCAGCCAGGTGACTAGGGCCGGGGCGTGCCAGTTCATGTGGTGATCGTCGCGGCCGGCGCCAGCTGCGTGCGCAGCCCGGGCCTTCTCGCGGATATGGTCGATGGATACGATGAATTCGCTCATGCCAGCCCCGCCTTCTTCATGACGCGCTGGAGCTTCTGCAGCTCCACCAGCACTTCGGCATGGGCCGCTTCGCGCGCTGCGTTGCGGTCGGCCAGGTAGCGCTCGGCTAGGTAGTAGATCGGGGTGAGGTCGCCGGTGACCTGGACGTAGCGCTCCAGGCTGTCGACGCTGAAGTGGCGCTGCGAATCGTCGGCCAGCTGCACCGAGAGATTGCCGGGGGCCTGGTCCATGTCGGCGGCCACGCGCTTAAGACCGCGCTGGTACACGCCGGACGCAACGCATTCCCGCAGGCTGCGGAAGCGCTCGACCAGCCCCGGCTCGAAGTCCAGCACCAGCTGGGCGGTGGGGGATGTGATCTTCATCGATATTTTTCTCTATCAGTAGTTATCAGTGGTGGGCGGAAAAATGGGCCGCATGGCGCGACCCTGTACTTCACGCCGCCTGGGCGGTGGCGTCTGCGGTTTTCTTGAGGAAGATTTCGGGGTGAGCGAGCTTCACTGCGGCAGGGATGCCTCGCAGAGTCCAGTTGTGGACGCGCTGAACGCCGCCGTGCTTCTTGTAGCCCAGGAGTTCGGCGACCTTCGCCGGGCCGCCGAGGTCTTCGATCAGTTGTTTGTCGTTGGTCATGATGTCGCCGGAAATGTGGGATTACAGTTCGGATTAAACACCATGTTTAAAACAGAGTCAAACAGAATGTGTAACACAGCTTGTTTAGTTGCCTCGACAATGCCGACTATGCATGAACAGATGAAACGCCTCTACTTCGCGGCCGAGACCCTCAAAGGGATCCGGGGTCAATCGGATCTCGCCCGCGCGCTGAACTCCTCCCCGCAGACACTGAACAACTGGGAGGTGAGGGGCATTTCAAAGGCGGGCATGATCAACGCCCAGGCCGCGATAGGCTGCTCGGTAAGCTGGTTGGACACCGGCGAAGGCGAGATGACAGTTACACCTGGTTGGGCTACGGAAGGTCGGCCGGTGATAATCGCGGACCCGAGTGATCCGGACTTGATTGGGATTCAAAAGGTGAAGTTAAAGCTGTCAGCAGGGATTATGGGCTTCCAGACCGAGCCGGATCGTCGGGAGCATGGCATGACCACCGTGCCGCGCCGCTGGGTGGAAAAGAACGATTACATCCCCGAGCGCCTGCTGGCGGTGGAGGTAAAAGGCGAGAGCATGGAACCAGCCCTGTATGCTGGCGACACGGTCATCATCAACACCGCGGACATTCGGCCTGTCGACGGCGCGGTCTACGCCGTGAACTATGAGGGTGAGGCAGTCATCAAGCGCCTGGTGCGCGACGGCGGCATGTGGTGGCTGTCGTCCGATCACCCTGACCAACGCAAGTACTCCCGCAAGCGCTGCGAGGGCGACATGTGCATCATTGTGGGCCGGGTGGTGCGGAAGGAGAGTGAGAGGATATGACGCCGTTATTTCAAAATGTAGTTGCCAGTGGAACGGACAACAGCGGGAACGTGTTTCTCAAGGTCCAGTTAGCGGATGGTTCCACGCAGGACTTGGCATTTTGTCCCACGGCTGCAGTTGCGGCTTTTGCGACCTTGAACAGAGAGTTCTTCAAGCCAGATCAAATTCGGATGGATGCCATGCGTGTGATGGTAGAGGCTCTACTTCCGTCGGAAGTTGGGCTTGCGCCGCTGCCGAATGCCGATCTCGCTCTGGTGATAAAGACGGAGGCGGGCATGACGCTTCCGGTTCGCGTATCAAGTAGCTTTTACTCAGCACTGGCGCAGCTACTACCGGACATGCGGGCCAACCTTGAAGCCGAATCTTCTGGTTCATTGCAATAATCTCCTGAACGATTCCTGTGGAATCTAGCCCATCCCCGCCCCGTTTACAACTGGAGAAAAATCCCAATGGGTATTTCGCAAATCGTGACACCAAACTGCCGATACGGCCACGGCGACCTTTTGCCGGCCGAATATGAGGGACAGAACTCCACCTGGGCCTTGATCGGGCACCAGAACCCGCTGCTGGTGTTCGCAGGCCGGCTATATGTCTGCGGTACCTGCGGCTATACAGAGTTCTTTGACACGCATTTCGATAGGACCGTCCAGGAAGTGAAAAAGGCATGAGCGCGGAGGTAAGACAGTTCCCGGGCCAAACTGGGGGAAATGTTGACAATGGCGGCAGGCCGCCAGATGATGGCGATATGGAAAATCGCGTTGAAAAGCTGGAGAAAGCCGTCGAGGACATCCGCGAGGATGTACGTTCGATCGATATCCGTCTATCCAAGATGGAAACGCGTCTAGATCACATGGCTACCAAGGCTGACCTGCACGAAACGTCGAATGCGCAGATCAAGTGGACGGTCGGGACCGCCATAGCATTGGGCGCTGTCGCCATTACGGTAATTACCTTTGTCCTCAACAATGCGGCGCCCAAGGCCGCCGCGCCCCAGCAGCAGCCCATCATCATCACCGTGCCGGCCCAGGCGCCGGTCGCGAAGTAACCCATGAGGCCGGCTTTGAGACATTGGAGAGATCTACTTTGGACGTTGGTTGCATGGCAGATTACCGCCTTCGTGATCATCATAGCCACAGGTTTTCCCACGAGTGCTGCGGAAGTATCAGCTTTGATCCTTTGTTTTTTGCAGAAAGCGCTCAATGAGCTCGATGAAGTGAAAAAGAAACTTAGCAGTCTCGAGAGCAAACTTGAGCAGAAATCGACAACGTCCGCTTATCTTGAGGATCAACTAGGCGACTGACCA